TCAACCGATGCTGACGAACTTGCCCCAGGCGGCGGCAAGCCCGGCCGCGACCAGCACATATTGCGGATGCTCGCAGAATGGGCCGCCATAACTGCACACGTCAGCGCCCAAGGAGCCGATCTGGTGATTGCCTGCGGCATAGAGCAGCGCGGACAAGATCAGCAGCACCGTGGCGGCAATATACATCATTGTTAGCCTCCCTGGCGTGGTCGTCTCGATGTTGTGCCATTGACTCGCCCGCTCGCTTGACTCGTCGGGCAAATCAGTCGCATATCGATATCGTTGCAGAAATCATAGCGCCCGCGCCGCAACAGCGGCAGCGGGCTTTGTTCTTTTCTGCAGCAATATTTGCAAAATTGGTTTCAATCTGCCCAATTGATTTTGCTGCATTTTCATTAAAGTTTGACACGTCGGGCAAATCAGATGCACATTGCCATCATCGCGAAAACGATGTGAGCCCGTGGCGAAAGCGAACGCCTCGGGTTTTTTCAGTTTTGTGGCACGTTCCTTGCGCGATCGGATGATCTTTTGAATAACAGAAAATGCGTTTGACACGTCGGGCAAATCACCGGCACATTGTTATCATCGAGATGAATTCGAATGGCCCGCGCGGAGCAATCCGCGACGGGCTTTTTGCTTAAGCTCACCTCAATCCAGCGACTTCCCCAATCGGACGGCGGCCCGCACGTCAGGACGCCTCAACCCTGCCCCATGCGTCGTCGCTCGCGCGCCGCCGTCCGAGCCTTTGCGAGACATTCCGATCAGCCGGCGCGCGCGAACGTGCCGGCAGGCGGCGCGCGGCAATCGCGCGCGCCCGCGGTCCTCCACCCGAGGATAGGGTTCGCGCCCGAAACGATCGCGACGACCGCGATCTGCCGCGCAAGAATAGTTGGTGATGCAAGCATCGCCGGCTGGTTGCGGTTGGCGATGAGAGGAAAAGCCGGCGATGATGACCGCATATTTGATATCGCTGGCGCTGTTCGGCCTGATCGCGGTCTGGGAGGGGCTCGCGTGAGCGGAAATATTGCTACCTTCGCATCAGCTTCTTCAACCAACAAGGCAAACTATCCCTTATGCCAGGCAAAACCCTGACCGAGATCCGCTCGATCGCCCGCGGTCACACCCGGACAGCTATCCGTACGCTTGTCGGGATCATGCGCTCGGAGAACGCGACCCATGCGGCGCGTGTATCCGCCGCCAATGCCATCCTGGACCGCGGCTGGGGCAAGCCGCCGCAGGCGCTGACAAATGGCGAGGATGGCCCTCTTGAACTGATTCATCGTATCGAGCGCATCATTGTCGATCCCCAGGATTCTGAAGATACCGACAGCACGGGTATTTGAACCGCTGCTGCAGCCAGCGAGGTACAAGGGAGTTTACGGCGGACGCGGTTCTGGTAAGTCGCATTTCTTTGGCGAGCTTCTCGTGGAGACCTGCCAGGCCGAGCGCGGCACGCTTGCGGTTTGCATCCGGGAGGCGCAACGGACGCTTGCGCAGTCGTCCAAGCGGCTGATCGAGGGCAAGATCGCTTCCCTCGGCCTCGGCCGGGGATTCAAGCTGTTCAACGACAAGATCGAGACGCCCGGCGACGGGCTGATCATTTTTCGCGGCATGCAGGATCACACGGCGGAATCGATGAAGAGCCTGGAAGGCTTTCGCATCGCCTGGATCGACGAGGCGCAGACGCTGAGCGCGCGCTCGCTGGCGCTGTTGCGCCCCACCATTCGCGCGCCGGATTCGGAAGTGTGGGCCTCGTGGAACCCCTACAACGTCCCGCTCGGCGCCGGCTTCGACTACTGGGCGCCGAGCGCGCCCAACAGCTGTTTCGCGTTACCCTACGGACAGGCGATTTCGCGTACCGCATACGCGACGCTGTTTGCGCTGTTCGGGACGACCTACGGCGGCGGGGACGGGTCAACGACGTTCAACTTGCCGGACTTGCGCGGGCGGGTCGCTATTGCCGCCGACAACATGGGCGGCAGCCAAGCGGGCCGCGTTAACGCCGTGCTTGGAAACGGGCTTGGGGCTGTTGGGGGTGAACAACAGCATACGCTGACAATCGGCGAAATACCGGCGCACAATCACGGCGCGACAATAAATGATCCAGGTCATACTCATGCCGCGAACAACATCAGTGGTTTTGTTGGTAGCGGGATTTACGGGCCGGCAACAAACGGGGGCAGCTATGAGCAGCCCCTTTCGCTTCAATATGCAATGACCGGCATTTCAGTGGCAATTGGTAATAATGGTGGAGGTGCAGCGCACAACAACCTTCAACCATCGATCGTCTGCAACTACATTATTCGAATTATCTGACGGGCCCAGTCCTTCCAACGAATCGGCCATCGCTTTGCTGCATCTCTCTGTCGGTTCGCAGCGTCCGAAATTGAACCGATTTGGCATACGGGGAAATCGGCGATGGAGAATCGAAATGCCTGTCCTCCATTGTCACGCAATAGCGATTAGCTGAACCCAGCGGGCTTCTGCGCCTGCATAAAGCATTTGCAGGGTTCGACCGGCGCATTTCTGCTTCCAATCGAGATTGATATCTATGACCGACCTCAACGCCCTTGCTGCGGCGAATGCCGCGCGCTGGGAGAATGCCCGCCTTACGCGCAATTTTGATGCCGTTGCCAGGCGCCTTGTTTCTCCGTCCGGCAAAGCCCGCTACCAATCCGTCTCGGCCAAGACCGGCGTGCCTTGGGCGGTGATCGCGGTCATCCATGAGCGGGAGTGTTCGCAGGACTGGACGAGATCGCTCGCGCAGGGCGACCCCTGGAATCGGACCTCGGTGCATGTGCCCGCCGGCCGCGGTCCGTTCATATCGTGGGAGGCGGCGGCTGTGGATGCGCTCGTCAATTGCGCGCCGTATGCCGCACGGAATAAGGACTGGTCAATCGGTCGGGCCCTGACAAAGCTCGAGGAATATAACGGGCTCGGCTATGCCGCGCGCGGCCAGCCTTCACCCTACCTCTGGTCGGGTACCGACCAATACAAATCGGGAAAGTATGTGCGCGACGGCCTCTACGATCCCGATGCAGTCGACAGCCAGCTTGGCTGTGCCGGCTTGCTGAAGGCGATGGCGGCAATCGATCCGACTGCGGGGCTCACATCGGAACAATCTGTCTCCACCACGTCGGATCGGACGCGAAGCTCCTCGCTCTCTCGTCCGTCGAAGCCCACTCGCCCCTCTTTCAGCAAACCGTCGAAGGGCTCGATCGGTGCGTTCGTTGCTTCCATTCTCACAGCCCTCTTCAGAAGGAGATGAACCATGTGGACTTTCTTCGATCTCATCATGTTTGCAGCAGGCTTTGCGTCGTGCTGGTTCTCCAAGGATAGAATTGCGCAAGCCATTAACGGCACTGAGACCTATGCCAAGGCGCTCGAGAGCAAGGCTGCGGCCTTGAGGGCCGCGCTCTGATGCTTGGCAAACTCAAGGCTTTTTGTCTTCATTCCCTGACTGTCGCATGGGGCTACGTCCTCGCGATGACCGGTGCCGCAATGACTGTCATCGACAATATCGGCGATGCTCTCGGGGATCCCAATCTCAGGGACCAGATCAACAACGCAATCGGCGACACCAGGGTGGCAGGGCGTGTCCTGCTGGTCATCTCCATTATCACGATCCTGGCCCGCTTGAGGTCGCTGCGAAAGGCCGCTTGACATGTGGATGGCGATCTTAAGTTTTCTTGGAGGCCCGGTGATCAAGGGCCTAATCGACGCTTATAACGCCAAGCTCGAGGCCGGCAATGTGGACACCAAGATCGCAGCCGATCTTGCCGCGACCGAAATCGCCGCCCAGGTTTCTGAGACGAACGCGATCCTTCAATACAGGATCGCGGAGATCGGTCACTGGTATGAGCCCGACAAGCTGATGGGTTATTTTGTAGCGATCTACTTCGGGAAGCTGCTCATCTTCGACAAGGTCTTGGGGCTCGGAACGACGGATCCGCTGGCAGGCTTTGCGGCCGTCACATCCAACCTCGTGGTGTCCTTTTACTTTGCCAAGCGCGGCTTCGAGAACGTCGCCAAAATCATCAAGCGATGAATCTGATGCGCGACGAAGATATCAGGATCATCGTGGCCGAGACGTTGGCCGAGCAACAGCGCCTCCAGCGCGACAATATCGAGGTGATGGTGCTGAGGGCGATTGCGACGATCCTCACCTCGTTTGGAATTGAAGAGGAGGACCGCAAGGAGTTGCGCGCTGATTTCCAGCACCTGCGGCGCTGGCGGAAAAGCGTCGAGCAGGCGCAAAACTACACGTTCAAGGCGGTGATCACCGTGATAGTCGCGGGCTTCCTTGGCGCGGTATGGCTGGGCGTCAAGGTCGTACTTGGAAAGTGAGTCTGTCCGGCCTCTCGCCGGATCGCTATCGCAGCCGTGAAGGAGAAGCTGCTTGACGGATGGGACGGAGTACCGGATTAGGGAGGTCGATACGCAGGACGAGGAAATTGCGGAGATCCTGGATGAGCTTCATCGCGCCACGTTTCTCGACAGCGCTCCGGTACCAGCATTTGACAACGGCCATTGGTGGCTCGCATTTCGCGGCAGCGTACCGGTTGCCTTTGCAGGGCTGGTGCGATCGACTCACGCACCGAATGCCGGGTACCTGTGCCGTGTCGGCGTGCTCAGCCAGCATTGGGGTCGATCGTTGCAGCTGCGGTTGCTGCGAGCGGCCGAGCGTCGTGCGCGAACGAGCGGCTGGCATAGCGTCGTCTCCGACACCACGGACAATTTGAGCTCGGCCAACAACTTTATTCGCGCCGGCTACCGGCTCTATCGGCCGAGACTAGCGTGGGGCTGGCCCAACACGCTGTATTGGCGCAAACCCGTCTGATGGCAGACGTGTTCGCGAGTTGCATGGCAAGCTCGACCCAGCGTTTTCCGCCCGGTGGCCAAGCGCCACCGGGCCTTTTTTATTGGGGTAGTGCCTACGGAAGCTGTGCAGCTGGCGAGGGGCGCTCACCGCAAGTCACAGGGCTGAAAAGGCTTGCTGCCCTTGTCGGCCGCCCAAAATCAAACGTAAAGTCGACCGTGTGCATCAAAAAGCACGGGGAAACGCCAAGACATGTCAAAAATGCCGCTGCCTGATCATCTACCGCGAGAGATGGATGCGCCGACCGCGCTTGATGGTCTGTTGGTCATCGACTTCACGCGCGTTGTGGCGGGGCCTGCCTGCACACAGACTTTGGCCGACTTCGGGGCAAAGGTTATCAAGATCGAAAACCCGGATGGAGGCGACGACACGCGCGCCTATGAACATGCAGAGATCGGAGGAGAGAGCGCGGCCTATCTCAGCCTGAACCGAAACAAGCGCGGCATTGCGCTCGACCTCGCGGTGCCGGAAGCGCGTGAGGTGGCCCGTGAACTGATCTCCCGCGCCGACGTCGTGGTAGAAAACTTCTCCGCCAGCGTGATGGAGAAATTTGGCCTCGACTACGCCTCGGTCGCATCGGACAACCCGCGCCTGGTGTATTGCGCGATTTCGGCCTACGGTCGCAAGGGACCGTTTGCTTCGCGTCCCGGCTTTGATCCGATCACGCAGGCTGAAAGCGGCTTCATGTCGCTGAATGGTTTTCCGGATGGTCCTCCGGTGCGGACCGGTCCGCCGATCGTCGACATGGCGACGGGCATGTCGGCCTGCAATGCCATCCTGCTCGCATTGCTAACTCGCGAGCGGATCGGCCGCGGGCAATATGTCGAGGTTGCGCTGTTCGATGTTGCGATGGCGATGACCGGCTTCTACGGGATGGCTTATCTCATCAGTGGGGCGAATCCGGGCCGCTTTGGCAATTCCCCGAACGGCTCGCCGACCGTCGGCGTCTACGAAGCATCAGATGGGCCGCTTTATATAGCCTGCGCCAACGACCGTCTGTACCGCCGTCTTGTCACTGAGGTGCTCGAACGGCCTGACCTGATCAGCCATCCGGATTTTGCGACGCGGAAGGCCAGAAGCGCCAACAAGGAGAAATTGCGAGCGGTCATTGCCGGCATCTTTGCCGGTGACAAGCTCGAAATCTGGATGGCCAAGATGAAGAAGGCCAGCATCCCCGTCGGCTATCTTCGCACCGTCGAACAGGGCTTCAATGCGCCCGAGGCGCGTGAGCGGCAACGCCTTAGCCGGATCCCACATCCGACCGCGGGCTTCGTTCCCAACATCGCGACGCCGCTCAACATGGCGCTGACGCCACCAGCCGATCCGGTCGCTGCGCCATTACTGGGTCAGCACACGCGGGAGGTCCTGCGGGGGCTACTCGGCTACGATGATGCTCGCCTCGCAGCACTTGCTCAGGCGGGGGTATTCGGTAAGTTGGGTGCTGAGACAGCCGCCACCTGA